TAGAGTATTTAAGCGTGGTTTCTTTGATTAAATCCAGTGCAACTTCCGGGATAAGCAGCTCAGCACCGGTAATAGACCGCTGATTCTTGCCCATTTCCCGGACACGTTCCAACCAGCTTTTTACAGCATCGTTGGCAAAAAACGCATCACGTTCCTGTACGTTCATGCCAAAAAATTTCACTCTGGTTTTCATTTTAACATTCCCCTTTCTGGTTTCATCGTCCGAATTACCCTCGGCTTGCGGTGTCTGTTGTTTCTGTTCCACGGCATCCAATTCTTTCTCCATGTCAGCAATTTCCGTTTCCAGTTCGCTGATGGACTTTTCGTTTTCCGCCTTGTCTTGTTCAAACTGGTTGACAGCCTTTTCAACCACCGCCTTTTCTTCTTCGGTTTTTGCCTCGTTGATGTCGGATTCCAGTTCTTTTTCCCGTTTTTCCAACTCTGCGGCGGCTGTGCGGAGTTCCGCCAGTTCAGCTTTTTTGCTGTCAATCTTGTTTCGCAATAACAGTGCTTTCAGCATTTTTTATTTTTCCCCTTTCAGTTTTTTCAAAAGTGCGGATTTCCACGCTTCTGATTTTCGCTTTTCGATTTGTTCCCGGTCTTTTTTTCGTGCAGATATGCCGGTTTCTTCATACGCCGGATATGTGCAGCAAGATACTTCATACAGCTTTACCTTTGTGATTCTCCAATGGATTTCCCCGCCTGCCGGGAAAGTTGTTTCTTCGCTAAGAATTTCAAAACCAAAGCTGCACTGGGACACATCACCACGTTTTACACGTTCATAAAGATTCATTGCCTCACTATCTTTTGGGTTGATGTAGATTTTTCCCCATAATCCGTGAGAATCCTCTCTCAATTCCAGCGTGTGGGCGGTTGTACGCCCAAGCACAAGCCGGGTGTCATGGTCAATAAGTGCCCGGACATCTCCGGCAAGCGTTTCCGAAAACGCACCCGGTGCAACACTCTCGCTCATGCCATACCCCATATCATAATCAGAATCAAATACCGCAAAATAGCCCTCAATTACAGGGGCTTCGTTTGTTTCGTCGTCCCTCGTTGTAAGTGCTGACTGCATCGTGCGATACATGACGTTATTCCGTACCATCTTCTTTTTCCCCTCCCTGTACTAATTTTTTTTGATACGCTGACATCTCATAAGGGATGTAGTTCTCTAGCACTCGTAATTCATCCAATCCCTCCCTTGGTGACAAGCCCATCCGGTCACGTACCTCGTTGCCAGTAGCAAAACCACGGTCAGACAAGCCGCCAAATACGTCAGCGATGGTTTTTATATCCCAATCAAACAAAGACAAAACATTAAAGCGGATGTACATGTTTGGGGATAAAATCAGCTTTTTTGTCATTTCCTGCTGTATTCCAATCACAATTGGCTTTACAGTATGATTTACAAAAGCGTTCCATTCGTCTTTGCTGTAGCTGTCAACACCCAGCAAAAACGGCGGCACGCCCAGAATCGCTGCAATCATCCGCCTGTTTAGCTTTACAACGTCGCTGATTGCTAAATCAGATAAAGACAGCGGTTTGATTTGCTCAATTGAGAATTGTTCCGCCGGAATCAGCCATGGTTCGCCAACTTCACTGGATTCTACGTAATCTGCCAGAAGTTTCTTTCTTCCTGTCGGCGAACTAAATTCATCGGTCAACGCATCTACTTTTACAATAACAGACGGTTTCCACTTGCTGGATAAAAATGATTTTTCCGTTGCGGCTGCCTGTTTAAGGTTGTCCGCAAACGGTTGCAGGGATATTTGCAAGCCTCGCCCTTTCCACAAACAATTTGGGGAGGGATTGTGCACAAAATGCAGAATCTCGTCCGATTTATATGGAATCCCGTCAATCATGACAGAGTAAGAACCGCTTTCCGGAATAGAAACTTTTGACGCTGCAATTGGTTCTAAATCTCTCAAATATCCGCCAGCTGTATGTACTTTTACGATACTATTTCCTTTCCCGTATAGCAAAAGATTCATCACGATTGCTTCCATCCACGTTTTCCGGGTCATGTTTGCCATCGGTTCGATGTCGATTTTTCGGCTGAGAGCGTTCACAATCCGCTTGTCTCCCTGTTCGGTATTTTCCATCAAATGGATGGTAAGAGAGCCAATCAATTCCGCAATGCGTCTGCAAGCGGTCATTACTTCCGGACAGCGGTCTAATGTTGTATAACCCGGTACGCAGATTGCATCATTTTCCCTGTCAGATAAAAATAATGCAACCGGCGAGTTATTCCGTGTTTTCTTTTTTTGATTCCAAAACATTTTATCCCCACCAATCCTTTGCTTTTTGTTTACGCTCCATGCTTTGCAAGTATCTAACACAAGCAAAAACGCTTGCATCAAACAAATCAATCCGGTTTGTTTCCCCAATTTTTTCGTATTGTATCATATCGTCCGTTTTTTCAATTGCACTCACATTTTCCACACAATATTCAAATGCTTCGTTGTGTAAATAATACAGTTTTCCGTCTTTCGCACGTTGTTCAATGTGCCGGAACCCCTCGGATTTTAAATAATAATATTGTGGCTGGTCAATAATATTAAATTTTGCTTGTTTCATTCCAATGAAATATTCTCTTGCAAATTTTCTGTCATGCCCAATTTGCTTTATTTTAAATCCATGCCGCCGCATGGAGACAAACCAGTTTACAACATCGGCAGCGTTGACGGTTGGGCTGTTGCACATGGTTAAAAGTCCATCATCCGCCCAGCCAAACAGCGGTATTTCGTCCTCGTCTGCCTTTTTTGCCGCCATTGTGACCGGAAAAAAAGCATGTGTAATGATAACGTCAACGTCTTCTTTTGCATAGTGCCCGTATAAAGCCCCAGCGGTCAAATCGTACATTCTGGACAAATCCGCTCCGCCATACCAATCAATCGGCATACGCAGCAAGTCCTCTATCGTCCAATTGTATTTATTATCCGATGCACGAAACTCTGATAAATCAAAATATGCTCGCATAGCACTGGTATAAATATTGAGTGACCGGCTTAAAAAGTCTTTGCGTTGTTGAGGGTCGTTTTGTGCCTGCAGCGATTCCTGCAAAATGTCGGCTGGTCTAATTGTAACGCCGTAAGATGGGTTTGCTTTTTCGTGTTGGACAGGTGACGTATAATCTACCTGTCCACGCTCGTCTTGTTCTGCTTGAGACACAAAACAAAAAAGCGTATCGTCCTTTACCGTGCCATTTAAAACCTTTTTTGCATACTCTAACCGCCGATAACAAAAGCTGTTGATGTTATCTCCGGCAGTAGTAATGCCTATCATCAACTTGTTTGTATAGGCTTTCATCGCCTCTTTAAACCGGTTATACTGTGCGGATTTTTTAAAAGCGTGTACCTCGTCTGCGATTGCAATATTGCAGTTAAAGGAATCCTGTGCATCTGGATTGCTTGCTAATGCCTCAATGCGTATAGAGCCATTTGGTCTGCCGTTTGCGTCTGTAAATTGATAACTGATAGAGTGCTCAGCGTTGTTGTTAAGCACTCTAAAATCATCAATCATCTCACGGTATCGCAATGTGTACAAAATATCGTTAAAAGATTCGCACGCTTGCTTTTGTGACGCTGCAACGATGTAGATAATAGACCCGGAGCGACGTTCCAAAATTGCCAACGCAAACGCTAAAGCAGCAATAAACATGGTTTTTCCGGATTTTCTTGGAATAAAAATAAACGCTTCTTTATATCGGCGTTCTTTTGTTCCTGTATAGTAAAACCCAACAAGATTATACACAGTAAAGACTTGCCACGGCTGCAGCAACATCGGCGTGTTCATAAGCGGCTCACCTTTAAGGCTTTCGCCCTGCTTATGCACCATAAACCGTTCAATGATGTTGCAAACCAAATCCGGTTCTTTTGTGTGCAACTCCAAATCTTCACGCTTTAAATCTTCTAAAAATCGCTTGCATTCCAAAAAATTATTTCCAGCAATAATTTTTCCGGCGACGACATCCTCGGCATATTGTATTGCAATCTGCTTAAATTGTTTAGTCGCCAAGGCTCTTTAGCACCTCCGCCAAAGCATCCTTTTTTTGCGGTTTCATCGCTTTTTCGTCGATTGCTTTTAGCCCCTTGGGCGTTAGCCCCAAATCTCGCCAGTAAGTCAATGCCGTGCGGTTTAAATCGTCAATAATCACAAGTGCAGGATTTTTTTCTAAAAATGTTCCGCCGCCCTTGTTGACATGCTTCACAATCGTGTTTCCGCCGGATTTTTTAAAAATTTCCTGTGCATTGTCACGTTTTTCTAGGATGTCCGCCAGTGTATCAATGACGGTATCAAAACATTCCCGATAAGTCCCTGCTGCTTGGCAGGCTTTCTGTATTCTGTTCCGCCACGCAGATTTCTTCACTTTGACCACCTCCCGATTTATTATTTATCCACATGCCTTTCTGCAAGCGACATTTTTTCTCCGAGATACATTCCTGCCCCGATTTCATCAATTTTAGAAAACGGGATTTCCGGAACCGTCAACCGGTTGCGGAATGTTTTATCTATAAAATAAATATACCTTAGTTGGTATCCGGTAAGAATGCTTTCACCAACTTTCTCAACGTATTTCTTAAAATTATACGCTCCGCCAGTCAGTTGGAAATATGACATTCCGCCAAGTTCTTTTCTTGGCGATGTGGGACTGCCCTCTAAAACCAACTTGTGTATTTTTTCGCCGTTTGGAAGCATGCACAAGTTGCTGTTCTTTTTGATTCCGGTTAAGACAAAATTAGACGCTCGGTATATAGTCCCGTCGCCACACGAGCAACCATCCGCAAATGATATAATCCATTTGATTTGCGGAGCGTTTTTCCGAATCATCCGGATGCTTTTAGCGATACAGTAACTCTCGCTGTTTCGTGGGAGATAGTCGTCAAAAGCCATTCGGTTTAGTTCAAAGAAATTATTCCAGCCAGTCCCTTTTACGAGCGTTATAATTTTTGATTTGTCCAAGCTCGGACCGTATGACAACACTCCATGCAAATTTCCATCTAAAAACGCCCCGAAATGCAAACAGCTGTTGTTCACCGCCTTTTTGCTGTAGTGGTGTTTTTCTATATACGGCTTTGCGATTTTCCCCGGAATTACTTTCAAGGTGATTTCTTTTGCTCTGCCCATTGCCTAATTACCTCATATAATGCATTCCCGTTTTTATTGTTATTTCCAAATGTTTCTGTAATCTCATCTTGCACCGTGTCGAGTGCGTACTCGACGAGTTCCTTTTGACGTTGGTGCAAGATAAAAGACATTCTACAAATTTCCGGTTTTTCTCCGTCCGGAAGTTGAAAATCCTCGCCGAAGTCCTCGCCGTCGATTGCGTTTGTATCAAAATTAAAAAGTCCCATGTCAATATCTTCAATTTCCGCAATTTCGGATTCTAACATGTTAAAATCCCACTCGGCAATCTCGCCCACCTTATTGTCAGCCAGCCTAAAAGCTTTGACTTGTTCTTTCGTCAAATCGTCCGCAATCACGCAAGGTATTTTTTGCAACCCCAACTGCAACGCAGCTTTGTATCTGGTGTGACCGGCAATAATCGTTCCGTTTTTGTCAATAACAATCGGCACCTTAAAGCCGAATTCACGAATAGAATTTGCAACCGCAGATACCGCGGCATCATTTTTTCTCGGGTTTTTCTCATACGGTTTTACATCGCTTATGCTTTTTTTCAATGACGTTCATTCAAGAACCCCCTCCGCTGATTTTTTGCCCCGCATTTAGAAAGAGTTCCCTACACCGTTCCAGTAGGAGCCGCCCAAGCCCCTGCAAGGAGGGGGGGAGGGCTACCGCAATGTCATTAACTTAAAACGGCCCTTGAATGGCAAGCAGAATGTCTGGAAGTATCAAAATGGCGAGGAAAAG